TGCTTGATGTCATGCTGGGGCAGGGCTTCGACACTATCGTTTTTAGCGAGAAGCGGTGGCCGTTCTTTGAAACTACAACGACCTTTACCACTACATCTGGAACAAAGGACTACACGCTTGCCGTTATCGGAGCGTCAGTTACTCAGGGACTGCGCGAGATAGCAGCGATACGCACCGACGATCACGTACTGGCGTACGTTGGAAGAGATGCGGCAGAATTTAGTTACCCGTTGGATGTGTCCACCGCAGGCGAACCGTGGGAGTACAGCGTCTGGAATGATACTGTACGGTTCTACCCGACTCCCGACAGCAGCACTCTCACGGTGACTGTACGCGCTATCCGTAATCCGACTGCTTTTGGTAGTGGAACAGCCGACGACACGGAACCTGACCTACCTGACGCATTTCATCCCATTCTCGCTACCTACGGGTTGGCGAAAGCATATTTGCAGCAGGAAGACCCGCTGATGGCGAGTCAGTACATGCAACAGTTTCAAATCGAACTAGATAATGTGGCACGCAGGTATGCTGATACTCCCGCACCGCAACCGATGGTGGCTAACTCCCGTACGAGTACCCGCTATTTGGCTGGGTATGGGGCGTTGCGGTATGCGAGCACGGGTGGGATTGTTTGGTAACTCGTTATGTCTAAACGCGACTTCAGGTTGGCGACATTAGAATCATTTGCTGGTGGCCTGAATTTGCGGGCAGATCAGTTCGACCTTGCCGAAAACGAATCCCCCGACATGATGAACGTCAGTGTCGATCCCCGTGGCGGGGTTGCCATGCGAAAGGGCATCGACCGACGCAACTCTACGGCTTTGGGTGCCGACGTAAAGGGCATTTGGGGTTTCCATACTGACGGTGGCACAAATCAGTTGATGGTCAACTATGGTACCGCCGTTGCCCATTCTGCGTCCACTAACTTTACTGCTTTGACGAACATTACCGCCCGAACCGACGGTTCGCGCGTATACGGGATCACGTTCAATAACGTCGCATACGGTGTCTCATACGATCAGGTATCGTTTAAGTGGGATGGTTCCACTGATGCCAACTTGGGAACCACGATTGACGGTTCGGCAGGGAATATGCCGAAGGCGCAGTATATTGCGGCATGGAACAACTTTGTTTGGGTTGGCAATATTGAAGGCGAAAAGTTTCGCCTACGTTGGTCGAACCTGAACGATGCCGAAAAATGGTCGGCGTCCGACTATGTGGACATTGATAAGGGCGAACACGGTGACTACATCACTGGGTTGGTTCCCCACGGCGACCGTCTGGTCGTGTTTAAGAACAACAGTGCGTATGCCGTATTCGGCTTCGATTCCGATTCTTTCCAAGTGGTTCAACTATCGAACTCAGTTGGCTCAGTAGCACTTTCTAGCCCCGTGTCCACCCCTTATGGGGTGTTCACATGGCACGGACATCAAGGCGTCTACCTGTATGACGGGGAACGGTTCCATTGGGTGTTCAACAAGTTGCAGCCCGCTATTGACGACGGGCGCATTACGTTTACGAATCCGCCTCAGTTGGCATGGGCCAACAACCGTCTGTATGTGTCGGTTGATTGGACTGCCAGTGGTGCTTCTACAGTACGACGCACGCTGGTGTACGATCCGTCGTTGGGTGAGGGTGGGGCGTGGACGACGACAGATATTGATGCGGGACCGCTGTATGCGTATCGGCCTCCGAACTCTACTCCGATTGCAGTCGGTGGCTGTGTTACAAACACAGGCAGCGTTGTTCACATGGATGCGGATGATACGCGAACTACAGACCGCTACCTTGCCTCCACGGAAGTCCACATTGATTCTCACTTTACAACCCCGTGGGTAACGACAAAGAACCCAATTGTTAAGAAACGGTGGGGTAAAGCCCGCATGGTGACGTTGGCTAAATCGGCTATTACGTTGGGTGTAAGCGTCTATCGTGACTTTGATAAGGCACAGGCGTATAAGGCATTTGACGTTGTGGTCGCGGGCCGCGACTCAACGTCTGTATGGAACACCGCTGAGTGGGATGACAACGAAGCAGGTTCAGCAGAATTGGCGTTGTGGGCCGCTGACGCAGAGGCAATTGTGACTGATGTTAAGCGTTTGCCGACAATCGGGACAGCGCAGGCAGTAAGTATGCGGATTGACGGTCCAAAATTGACAAATCATACGTGGGAAGTAAATGCTTTAGCATTTACGTACGTTCCACGCCGACTAAGGTAGATAAATGGCAGTATTAGGAGTAACGAACACGTTCTCGTCGGGCACCGCAATCGTTGCCTCGCAGATGAACACCAACTTTGACGACATCGAAGCATTCGTCAACACTACGCCCGGAGTTTTACAACTCACGGGCGGTACTGTGACGGGTGCTGTTCAGTTGAACAACACTTTGACGTTGGGGTCGTCGGGTGCTGGACATGATGTGAAACTGTGGGGTGACACCGCGCTTGACTATTTTGAGTGGGATGCCGATACGAACAAGTTGACCATTGAGGGTGCGAATGGTACGACGGCGATAGATGTTTCTGATGGCAATGTTGTTATCGGTGATGGCACCCTGACGGTATCTGGCGAAATTGACGGTGGCTCCCTAGACATTTCAGGCAACGCCGATATTGACGGTATTGCAAACCTTGATGTTGTAGATATTGATGGTGCCGTTGATATGGCTTCCACCCTGACTTTGGCAGGCGCGCTCAATACTGTTGCCGATATTGATATGTCGGATGCTGGGAAGATACTTCTTGGCACAGGCGACGACCTTCAGATTTATGCCAACGGGTCGAACTCGTTTATCGACCACAACGGCGACGGCGACTTGTGGATTCGGGCCAACGCCACAGGCGAGCATATCTACATCAACTCTGCGACGAAGATCCTGCTCCAAACGCAGGGTGTGTCGAAACTGGACGTGGAACTCGACGGTTCCCTGTTCATCATGCCCGCCAACACCTACCCAATCGAACTCGGTGAAGGCCACACCAAGAACCTCACGGGGTCGCAGGCGTTCGGACGGAACGCTCTGCTGGTCAACACGGGCAACTACAACATCGGCATCGGGTTCAACGCGATGGTCGCCAACACCTCGGGCAACCTGAACGTCGCCGTCGGTGGCTACGCGCTGGACGGCAACGTCACGGGCACCCACAACACGGCGGTGGGCACGTACGCGCTCCACGCCTCCGCCTCCTTCGCGTCGAACGTGGCTATCGGGTACAACGCGATGGGTGCCAGCACCTCCAGCAACAACGTCGCCATCGGCAACTACGCGCTGGACGATTCCAACTCGGGCGGGACGAATGTCGCCATCGGGTACAACTGCGCCACGGCGCTCACGACTGGCACGGTCAACACCTACGTCGGGCCGAACTGCGCTCAGGCGACCACCGAGGCGTCGCATAACGTGATGCTCGGCTACACCGCTGGACTCGCCAACACGACTGGTGGCTACAACGTCATCATCGGGTCGAACGCAGGCAAGACGCTCACGACCGCGAGCAACTCCGTCATCATCGGCGAGGGTGCGGGCTGGTACGTCACTGGGGTTCAGAACACCTTTGTCGGGATGCGTGCTGGTCACCAAGTCACGACGGGAGTGAACAACACCGCTCTCGGTTGGCACGCTCTCTACACCGCCTCATTCACGGGCGGCAACACGACGTGCCTCGGTTACAACGCGCAGCCTTCAGCCGCCGACGCTGACAATGAGATCACGATGGGGGATTCCAACATCAGTGCGTTCAGGTGTCAGGTCGATGTAACAGTGTTGTCGGACGGACGCGACAAGGCTGAGATCGAAGACTTGGATGTGGGGTTGGACTTCGTGAAGCGCCTGCGGCCTCGCCGCTGGTCGTGGGACATGCGTGAAGAAAACGGCAAGCACGGCATCGCAGACGCAGGGTTTGTTGCTCAGGAGTTGCAGCAGGCCCAGACCGACGAAGGTGCCGTCATCCCCAACCTCGTCTACGAGAAGAATCCTGACAGGTTGGAGTCATCGAAGGCCACGCTGATTCCTGTGCTGGTAAAGGCTGTTCAGGAACTAGCAGAGAAAGTTGAGGCAATGGCATGAGCGAGCATGAGGCTCCCAACCCAGACCTATCGGAGCATGTTCATGTTGATCCTGACCCGATTGTAGACCCGTTGAAGCCCGTCACCGACAGTGCGGAGTTGCTGCGAGCGATGGACGACAGTGTGCGAGTCATCAACGAGGAGATCGACGGAACTAGCGTTCTTGACCATCCAGACGGCTCAAAGGCGTGGGTAGGCATGAATATCCGCCATCTGGAACTGATGATGGGGCCACGGGTAGATGAATTGGGCGACTCGCCTGACCTGTCCACCTACGAAACTGCCATCACGGCAGGTAACGCTTACGTTGCGTCGTAATGGGTATCGAATGGGTCGGAGCAATCGGCGC